AATCCTATCATGTTATGACCGTCTGTATAATTTCCATAAAACACTCTATTACCCATAACGGTTTGTGCTTGAGCAGTTTTAGGAACATTGTCAAATGTTCTTAATAACTCGTCTTGCCCGAGTAAAGTGTAGATTTTCTTTTTACTAAAAGTTATTGAACGTTCAGTATTATCACCCCACCCTTCGTTAATTTTATCATACCTTTCAATTATGTAAATTGTATTTTGTCCTGATTCTTTATATAATAAATCTACACCGATAACATTTGAGCCGCCTGTGCTAAATGTAACCTCAGCAGTGTTAAATTTATTTTCCATACCGGTATTTTCTAAAGTATCATAATCTAAAGTCCAATCACTTGGCTCAAAAGCTGGTGTGGTAAACAAAGAAGTTGCGCTATACTGATTATCTTTATATTTGTATCGGTAAGCAAAACATAAAAATTTATCTAAAATATAGTTTTCTTCTTCCGAAGGAGTGTTGATTAAATTTATTGTAGGTGCTGGTAAAGAAAATTCAGTTACAGGTGGTAAAACAAGATTGTTTGTATATTCAGTAAATCCTGGAGGCTTTACTATTACTGATATATCCTCTTCTGTAATTCCGTCTACTCCAAGTGTAGGATATGGGTATTCTCTGTTTATATTAACTACTCGTGGTGGATTAAAGTTATCGGTAAAGAATAAAAGGTCGCTTACTAAATTTACGCCAGTTATTAGTTTTTCTGTTTGAAAATTTAAAACAGTTTCTGAAATTACTAAGTATTTAGTTGCGTTTGTTGATGAGTTAAAAGAAACTATCATATCTACATCTCTTCCTGGATCACAAACAAACCAATACATGGTTTGGTTTATACCATCAGCGTAAGCGCCAATACATTTGGCAAAGGTAGATAATGCCACACCATTATATAATAAAGTTGATACCTGAGTGTTTCCTTTTGAATTTTCTACCGCCCCTATTTCTGTAGTTTCGGTAGAACCAAGCCTTACATTTTGTGCGTCAACATATTGTCCAGGAGGTAATAAGCGTTCATCAACGCTTTTATTCATTTTACCTGCTATAAAATTAGTATTAATTTCCATATTACTTTATCCATTTATCCTGACCTCTCATGTTCATCAGCAATCTTCCTGGATGAATATTACTTAATCTTAATTTTGCATTTCTTAATAAAGACGACTTGTCTTTTCTTGCTCTGGTTACTATATATTCTTGCACTCCCAACTTACTGTTTAACAATGCAAATCTTATATAAGCATACAAATATTCTTCAAACATTTTGTTTACGCTTATTTTGGAATCATCCCCTTTTTCCATTCCGTCTGATACATATTCTAAAACCACTGATTTACCTGACATAGTTGAATTGAAATATATAGCGCCTGTACTTTTGTTTATTGTAAAAGTTGGGTTAATGTTAGCAGTTTCAGTATTAAGACCGAATCTGTCTCCCATTTGTCTTTCAAAGTACCAGCAACCATCTATACAGTGGCCTAATTGATTATGAAAAGGGCCGCCTCCTAAATATAATTTTTGCATACCACCCTCTTGTCTTGATAAATCTACTTGAGAGTTTTCAGGTTTTAAAACATTACCATCAACATCAAACAAAATTTTAGCGTTGTTATCTTGCAAGTAGGCTTCGCTCCACATGGTTTGTATATTTTCTGTTAAAGGGTATAAAACCCCTGCCTCATACAGAGATATTCTTACATAATTAACATAATCAGGCGGTAACACAAATCTAATTTGTGAGTCTACTGTTAACTGCAATATTTTAATTTCTTTCATTGCATCGTAATTAAGCTCCTGTATTCCTCTTTTAGCATGAAATATAACTTGATATCTTTCTATGTTGTTTAGTATTTCGTTATTACCCTGATACATTAACATAAAATTATTTACTATATCCTCTAAAGATACATACTGATATGAACCCCAGTTTTTATCAACCGGAGAATTACCATTGTTTTCATAATATAAATAATCTGTAATGTATGCCATTTGTTATACTTGTATTTGGTTATCTTGAACTTCTTCGTTTTGACCGAATTGATATACTTCTGCTTCTCTTATTTCAATACCAACGTATTGACAAATCTTAGCTATTAATCCTGGCTCATCTGACAAGGGTAATTCAAAATCTTGATAAGTAGAGGATGTTTGGTCAAATATTGGTTCTCCATTTGTTAAAGATAAAAACGTCCACTGCGGTGGTTTTGGATATCTTATATATTGCGCCTTTATATCACCATTGTTTTGAATTGATGTTGGGTAAACACTTACCGTATTTCCACTTAGAACATATGCGGGAAATTGAGTTGTAGGTGATCCTAAAGTTGAGCTTGTTAGAAAAAATATTTTTTTCTGTGTTACTCTTTCTACTTCTGTTATGTTATTAGCATCATATATAGAATAATTTTCTCCAGAAGCTACAGCTTGAAATATATCTGCGCTTAAATTTATTGTTGTTGCATTAGCAACACTTTGAACAAACGCCTGTTTTAACGTGTCTGTATTAACCACTATACTTTGCAATGCTGGATATTGAGGCGTAACAGCTCCATTTGAAAATGGGGGGTTAGCAGTATTATCTACTAATTCATTTGCAGCAGTAGCAGTTGTTGTTCCTGATGTTAATAGTGTAGGGTAGTAATAAAGTTTGTTTACCAAATAATAGTCTGATGGCAAAGACCAAGTGTTTGCTGTACCCCCTGTTAAAAACACTTCTTCAGAAAATGAATCAATAACTTCCTCTAAACCTTTTACTATATCTGCATAACCAGTTCCTGACTGTCTTATATTTTCTCTATTTATGTATTGATTATACTGATAAAAATAATCCTCAAACATATCCATCTGCGCTTGTTGTGCATACAGATTGAAATCTTGCGGAGATAAGTACCCGTAATTATTTTTATTAATAATTGCTAATACTGTATTCCTTACGTTATTAATCATAGCCATAGAAAATACATTTTAAATATCTACAAATATAGCAAAAAAAAAGAGGTTACTTTTTTTGTAACCTCTCTTTAAAATTATAATAATGCTATTATGATAGTGCTACGCTTTCAACTGTTATTACAGCACTTTCAAATAAAGGCATCTGTACTCTTGCAGTAGATGGTCCAGGTGGGTCTGGCATATTTACACCAACGTATCCTCTCTTCATTGCGTCTTGTATAGCAATAGCCACAATACGACCTGTTCCTTGATCTGAATGGTCTATTGTTAAAGTAGGAGTAACATTAGTGTTTAAAATAATCTTAGTCTGCTCATTATTTACTCTATCTACAAAAACTATGCTATCCATATCTATTAAGTAGCTTGAAGCAATCGTAGTGTCAAATACATTGTAAGCATTTCCAATAGTTCCGAAACTACCGCTAAGCTTTAACCTAAAGTCATCAATAACTTGTGTTACAGTTTCGCTTGTGTTTGCAGTAGTATTCTCAAGAATATCTCCCGCAGTAACAGTAGAAGTAAATGCCTTACCGAAATCATAAACTTCAGTAGCAGGCGGCTCTATTGTAAAATTATCATTAAACAAAGTTGGGCTGTCAAATATATCAGCAGTCAATGTTAATGATGTCTCATTAATTAAAGCAGCTACAGTAGTTTGTGTACCAGCTGTTGTGTTTTTTACAATATCTCCAACTCTAACTTTACGAGTTGTAAATGTTGCAACAGCGTTTAATTGCTTTTCCTTACGAATAGCATAATTTTCATTACCATCCGGAAATAAATCAGAAGCAAAACTTAGTTCTGTGTTAGCAACAGCAGTTATAGCAGCTTGAGAGCCATCAGTAACATTGTATGCAATGTCACCAACAACAACACCGTCTGCAACAAAAGTAGCGCCAGAATCAACAAGTTTATTCGTAGTGTCACTTGTAGCGGTTCCTGAGGCTATACCTGCTGAAGCTGTGGTTCCTATAACCAGTTCCGATGTTCCACTTGAAACAATTGTATTAACTGGTATTTCTAAATATTTAGCTCTCATATATTTATGCGTTAACTATTGATGTTACAGCTTTTGGTAAAAGCATAGGAAAATATGCTTTTTGCCAGCTTGTAGCTAAAGCTTCTTCTGCTCCATTAACTATTGCTAAGTAAACATCTGAACCAACTTGATTAGCAGTAGTTACAGTTGTAGTAGTATTATCAACGTAATCAATTGTAACGGTAGCTGCTGTAGCACTTGCTGTTCCTATATTTTTTATGCCATTAAGGCTAATTAATTGACCTGTATTAGGTGCGTTTGTTATAAAAAGAAATTTTGTCATTTTTAAAAAATTTAATGATTAATAAAGTACAAAGATAAACAATCTAACTATCTTTATTTAAAGCCTTTTTTAGTATCTTAAACATTTGTATTCCTTCATCTGACTGAAGATAAGTACCAATAATAGCATAAGGGTCTGTATTATGTGGAACCACTAACATCTGTTTTTTATTATTTTTTAAATTATAAAATACATTTTTACCTTTAATTTTTATTAAACCTACTTGTTCCATTTGCATTACTGTGTCTTGTAACTCTAACATAGGGTCATTAATAATAGCAAGTAATTCTTCTGGTCTTGATTTAGCAAACATTAACAAGTCTCTTTTAATTTCTGATGTAGTCATCTTATCTACAGAGTTTCCAATAAATGCTCTTGCTACTGAAATCATTTTTTCTAAAGGTAACTCCATAGCCATAACTTGAGCGTTTAATTCCATAGTAGCCTCTTCTAAATCTCTTGCTGCATCTGCTTCGTTGTCTACTTCTTCAAAAACCTGTCCATTATGTGGGTGATAATGCAAGAACTCTTGCAATACTTGATTAGAGCGGTCAACATAAAGCATACCGTCTTCAAAAACTACAGGTTCTAAAATAGCGTTTCCATCCTGCTCATCTTCAAATGGACTTCTTTGGTTTCTTGCATACCTTAATGGTCTGTTAACTCCTGTTTCTTCATCAAAATAAAGTAATGGAGAACGAGATGTATTTCTTGATGGGATTGTGTAGGACAAAGGTCTTTGCCCTCTTGTAAGTCTATATGTCTTACTTTTATAAGTTTGTTTTTTCATTTTATTATAATTTATTAAAGTTAAATAAAGGGGAGGCGAACCTCCCCTTTTGAATTAATTATTTATTCTTAGTCTTTGAATAAGAAGAAATTGTTTGCACCTAAAGTACATAATGCTCTTTCAGATAGCATATTAACTTGCATCTTATCTATATCAGATGATGCAGCACCACCAGCAGAACCAGTGATCCAAGTTTTATAACGTCTATCCTCAGTTTCTGAAGCTCTATATCTAACGTGCAAGAATGGTCTCTTAGCATTTTTACCTAAGATTTGGTCATATACAGTAGTTGAACCAGCAGGTACTAATACACCGCTAATTTTTCCTCCAGTAATACCACCTCTCATTGTAGGGTCGTTTAGATATTTCCAGTCAGACTTGTAAAAGTCATAACCTCTTCTGAATCCTGTAAAGCCAAGATTTAAAGCCATATCTGCATCATTATCAAATAGACCGTAAGATGTACCTCCAGCTCCATAAGAATTTTGAGCTGCTAACATATCATCCATGTCAAAGCTAAAGTTTCTATTCATGAAAATAACATTTTCTTCAATAGCTCCTTGCTTGTCAAGTCTTTGAATAATTGAATCAAATCCAGCTAATGTAGTTGGGTTTCCACCACCCCAAACATTTCCTCTGTCATTTATTACATAGAATAAACCTTCAGAACCTGCTTGGTCATTATTCGCCTGTGGAGTTCCGCTAACAAGAGCTATCTGAGCTTGAGATGTGTTTTCAGCTGGAACCGCTTCAATCATAGCTGTTTCCATGTAATCCTCAAAACGTAATCTTGTTTCATGCTCTGACTTTAAGTACCATAGGTAACCGTTTGCTCCATTTTCACTTTGAATTTCAATCCATCCAATTTGAGCCATATCAGAACCACTTACTTCATAAGTGTCTTTTAATATAATAGGCTTATTTTGGAAGATGAAATCATCAGCTTCTAATGAACCTGACATTCCTGCTGTTCCTTTAGCAAATTCAGAACCGTAAATAAATACAGTACAAGCTGTTTGTGGAACTGCCTGAGTTACTTCGTAGTAAGCTACTTCAAATTGATTTCCAAGTAATACTGCACCACCACTTGTAGTTCCTAACGGAGCTGTAGTGATTACACCTTTATTAGACAAAGTTGATCCAGCAGCGTTGTCTGAAATCATAACTGTTTGACCTACTCTTAAACCTGCTGATGTTTCTCCAGCAACTAAAGCTGGGTCAAAAGCATCGTTAATAGTATATGTAGCCAATGCGTTTGCTCCTTGAGCAGTACCTGACGTACAGTTAGTGTATTTAATGTGTAGTCTACCTTGTTCAGCCCACTTAATCATATCTGAGTTAGTTGGCATTTCTGCACCTACCATTCTTAGGAAAGATGCGATAGTTCTATTTCCATAACGCTCAAATTCCTTTTCATAAGTATCTGGTAAATACTGAGTCAAGAAATCAAAGTTAGTTATGTAGTTTGTTGCAAGGACCTGTTTCTGAGCACTTGGCTGTAAATCAAATCCTGGTGTTGATAATACTGACATAATTTATTTTGTTTTTAATATTTATACTTTTTTTATACTTCTAATTTTGAGTCCTCTACCACTGCTTGTGTCACCAACCGGTCTAATTTTTAACCCATTTTTTACAGTACCTTGCTGTGTATTTCTAATGTCCATATTGATGTTTTTAGATTTTTTAGTAACATCATCTACAGCGTTAGCCACACCTTGATCGTAAAAAAACTGAGCAAATTTATCAGGATTCATTGCTATAGCTAAAGACCTGTGATAGCCTTTTGCATCTTTAATCATACCGTTGTCATCCATAAATTTACTTACAAAGTTATTTACGTCTGCTTGTCGGTTTTTTAATTCAGCAGCATCTCCTGGTTTATAAGTAAAACTTTTTTCTCCTACATTAAATTCAAAACCTTTGAACTCATTGCTAAAAACTTCATCAGTTTTTTGGAGAAACCAATCGTACTTTTTTCGGTTTGCTTCATTTACAGTTTTAGATTCTTCTATGTAACTTTTATAAGCACTCAAAGCTTCTTTGTCCGTATCAGATAATCCACTCCCACTTGACTCAAGAGGAACTTTATATTTACCTTTTTGTTCATTGAAATACTTTTTTGCTTTCGCAAGTTCTCTTTTTTTAGCTAACTTAATTTTCTTAATTTGTTTTGGCTCGTCTAACTCTTCATCATATGAAAATTTATCGTCCATCAAATCTTGAATATCTATTTCGTCTAAACCTTCTTCGGTCGCTCCGTAATAGTTAGCCAATAAAGAATCTTCGTCCATAGTATCGTAGTCTCTTTGTAAATTATAAAAGTCTTCAATACCACGTCCTGTTTCTTTTTTATAGTTTAGATATGCAGAAACATCTTCAGGTAATTCTTCATTTACTTCTTTTTGAGCAAATAAATCATCAACTGAATTTATTTCTTTATCATATCTATTTTTAATATATGAAAGAACGTCTTCGTCATTTAACTCTGACGATGGAGTTTCTTCTTTTACTTCTTCTTTTGTTTCTTCAGCTACTGGAGCTTCCGTTGTTTCTACGTTTGTTTCTGGCTGTTTTGAATCTTCAAACTTTTCTTCATGCTTCTCTAAAAGTTCTTGTTCTATTTCAGCTTTTGATTTTTCTTCAGTTACATCAGTAACTTCTTTTACTTTTATTTCCATTTTATTTAATTTAATTTTTACAAAGTTAATAATTATTTAACCTCAAGATTTAGCTATCTTGGATTAAACTCGGCCATATCAAAACCGTCTAAACTATCTTCATTAGATTCAAAATTTATAGGAGGTAAATTATTTTTTCGCTGGTCAATTAATCTTGATTGCTCTGAAGATTGTTGACTAATTCTTTTATTTTTTGCCTTCTCTCTATTTTGCTCTCTTTTATTTATTTGAGCTTCTTCTGCCCCTTTTAACTGAACTGCAAACTGAAATTCAGTATTCATCAGCTGTTCTTTTAATGCAGCTTCGTTTTTCATTTTTTCAATTTCAAAACCAATCTCAGCTTGCTTTACTTGCATTTTACTCTGGCCTTCTGCTTGAATTTTTGCTATTGCTATCTGAGCTGCGGCTTGCTGTGCCTGCATATTATTTTGCTGCTGCATTTGCATCTCTTGAGCTTTACGCTCCATATCTTGTCTTTGCTTTTGTTTTCTTTTAACTTTCAAGAGTTGATTTGCCATTTTGATATTTTTAATTTCTCTAATATCAATCGCATCTTCTAAGTCTATACCACCTTTAGATAATGCCATTTGTATGTTTGCTTCTAATCTGGCTTTTTCTTCTTCATCAGGTGCCACCTCTACAAATATCCCAAAATCATACAGGTATAAATTTTTAATATCATCTAATAACCCAATGTTATATTTACCTATTTGCATAGCAAACTCATCTGCAAAATCTGAATATTCTAAAACATCTGCTGTTCTTATAGATAATGCTTCCGCTAATGTTTGTGTTAAATATAAACTACCATCTAATATATGGCGAGTTGCGGTATTAGAATTTAATGCGGCTAATTTTTGAACTCCAACTAAAGAATTTGGATCAGGTGTACTTCCGTCTCTTGCTTCATTTAAACCGGTTACCTGCCTAATCATATTCATGTAATGATTATAATTACCTATTAGCATTTGCATTTTATTACCTCCGCTATTTGTTGTTAGTTGTTGTATAGGCACTCTGGCGTTATTAAACTCACCATCTTGAGTATAGCTTCTTCCTACAACACTACCTGTTTGAAAATATAATCTCAATGCATCTGATGGGTCATATGCATTTCCTGTTCCTAAGTCCACTTCGTTTAATCCGTCTGCATCTATAAAAACTCCATCTGGCACAACTTTTTGAATAACCTGTTGTAGCTTCATGTGAGTCATTTGTATTAAATCAGTAAATGGAATCATACGTCTTACTAAGGACTCTATATTTCCTTTATACATTCTTGGCGCTACAGCAACATAGTTTGGCATAGCGTGTTGACTTGCCGACTGTGGTCTAACCATATTTTTTGCCAGCTCCCATTTAATAATAATGTTTGTCCCCATAACCATAACTCCATCATACCAAACATCAATTCTTTTTTCTACTCTTTCAAAGTTGCCCTCCTCCATCATTTCTTCTGGTGGATTAAATTCATCAGTTTTAGGAACTACTTTATAATTACCATCTGCTGTTTGTTTTTTCTTATAAACAAAACTATTAGTAGATTTGTAATTAAAATATAACAAAGTACAAGTGTCTCTATAAAACATTGAGTTTTCGTACATAGCCGCTACATTGTAATATTGATACCAGGCTTGACTGTATTTAGATATTTCTTCTAAATCATCTTCAGTTAAATCAGGATTAATTTTTAAAACTTCACCTATTGGTATGGTTTTTATTTCACCCCAATAAAAACAATCTTTAAAATGAGGGTCTTCAGTATAACTATATACTACGTTTGCAGGGTCTACATATTCAACTTTAACACCATCTCCTAATTGAAAGCTGTGCTTTGTCATTCCTATACCTAAAGTCATCAAATCTAAGTCACACCTTTTTCTTGTTTGCTCATAATGATTTTCTGCCAGTATAGTATTTATAGCACATTCATTTGCTATTTCAACTGCTGGTTTGTAATTCATTTGCATATAAAGTTCCATTTCTAAATCTGATTCTGGTAATTCATCAGGGTTTACTTGAAAAACTTCAACGTCAAAATCTTTTTCTATTTGTTGAAACAAAGGTTTTGCTATAACATTAGTTTCTACCATTTGCTGAAACTCACCTCTTTTTTCTGAAGACATTGCGTCTTGTGCGTATGTTTGAACAGTAAATAATCTGTCGCTCATTCCATTTACAACTATATCAACAAATTTAGGAATTACAGGAACTGGAGTCCAGTCTAAATTTAAATAACTTAAATCTCCATCTACTGCTAACTCATTTTTATATTTTGCTATTGATTGTTCGCCTCTGGCATATAATCTCAAACGATTAAACTCTAACCATTGGTCATAAAATCGGCACGAGTTATATCCCGCTCCTTTTCTAAACCATTCGTATTGTATCGCTTGTCCTATCTGTAATCCGTATTCCTTTGTTGCCTTTTTAGCGTCAGGTACAAATTGATCTGGAAATGCGGCAGATTTTATATCTATTGTTACTCCCTTCATTTATCTTATTAATTGACTTAGAGAACTCTTATTGTTATATCTTGCAAAGTTAACACTTATTTTTGATTTTTGTTTAGTAGGTGTATACAGGTGCTTTTGATTTGCCATAATTGCTAATCCGGAACTTATAGATGCGTCAAACTTTGTTCTATTGTTAATATCAAACTTTGCCCAGTCCATTAATGTTCTTTGAAAACACATTGTACCCATAGATTCTGTGTCTCTAAAAGTACCTTCTAAATCTAATCCTATATGTTTTTCAATATAAGATTCTATTGCAGCTGCGTGTGATTGCTTTACGTCTTCTGATGAGTTTGGAATACCTCCTAACTCTCTTTCTGTTTTTGATAATTTATTAAATCTTTTGTCTGGTCTATTCATACAGTAACCCCTGTAACCTCTGTTTTTAAAATGATATAATAATCGTGGTTTGTTATTTTCACATAGTATAGGCATACCATAAAAAACACAAGCCATTAAAACTTCTTCAAAAAATATTTCTGCTGTTTGTGGTCTAGCTACGTATTCTAAAAAAAATTCATTGCTCGGTGCTTCATCCATATTGTATTTTGTAAGCCCATGTAAAGCGCCATTAGAACCTCCTCCTCCAACTGTTCCAGATATATCATAACTATCACATCCAAAAGCACCTATATGTTCATTAGCTGGAAAAAATATACCGTGTTTTTGTATTTTTTTATTTGCAATACCTTTATTAGGTGTCCAGGAAACTTTGAATCTACCCCTAGAATCTGGTGTCCAGATTACCTCAGAATCCTTGACCCCATCTTTCCAATAAAACCTACCTCTTGTAATATGGTGTTCTAAAATTAAAGAATCATTGTAATCTATCTGTTGGTATATTTTAGTTAAGTTAAACAAAGATTGTTTTGACTCATCTCTAAAAGCATGAGACTCTGTTCTGGGAAACTGCCTGTAAAACTCATTCAAAGCGTCTGCATCAGAAGATAAAGAGCTTACTTCATTTTCCCAATAATCTACAGCTCCTATTTTAATATCTTCACCATCAATACCTATAACTGGTTTTTCTGGAGTTTTTAATACAGGCATACCATATTTATCTATATAACCTTCAAAGTTCCATTCCATAGGAATAAACAAACTATATAAGCCAGATTTTGTTTGTCCATTTTGATTTCTTTTTGTTGCGTCTGAGTCTTCATACAATTTTTTAAAATTAGAACCTCCTTTATCTAAAGCATTTGAGGTAGACCCCATCATACACTTTCCAATAATTTTGCTACCTAATCTTAAACAAGTTTTAGTTACCCTCCAGTTATTTAAAATATTTTCTGGCTTTTCCCATTTTCCGCTTTCATCATGTAATAAGTATTGTAATTTTTCACCATCATATGAGTTGTCGGAGGTGTTTTTCCAGTCAATAGTTGTGTCAAGTCCTTCTAACTCATCTTGTTCGGTTAAGTACATATTTTTTTTAGTAATCTTAGATGCTGGTACTCTGTATGCTAATTCTGTTTTTGGCTTATCCATACCATCCTGAATAGGTTTAAAAAAGAAAGGGTAGTTGTTAGATATAGGAACAACTTTGTCAGTAAACATTTTTTTTGCATCAGCTCCTGTTTTAGACAGTATGCCAATACGAGCATCTCTTGTTATTGTAGCTTGATTTACACCTTCGCAAGAACTCATAAAAGAAAAACCAGAACGTCTTATTTTTAAATAACACATACCGAAACTTCTTTTATCTGCCTTACACGCTTCCCAAAATATATAAAATATTCTATTAGCTTCTCTAAAATCTGGATTACCTACATCTATTTTAGTCCATTGTAAATACATATAATGAGTTCCTGTTATATATGTAGGTATACCGTTATTCATAAACCACAGGCCTTCTTCTCTTTTGTCAAATTCTTTTTCAATATAATCTACCCATTCGTTTTTAAAATCTGATGGAGTGTTGTGCCATTGAAATATTGACTGTATTCTTTTTAGCGGCTTAGGTAATAATGTTGGATTCCAACACTGGTCTTTTTGTTTTTCTCGTGAATTGTATAATATCTTTGGAGTAGCAGGCAAAGCTATTCTAACACCGCTTATTTCATAAACATCTCCTATAGTTCCGTCTTTTGATATAACAACTACATCGTACTTTTCGTTATATCCATATTCCCATGTTTTTGCCTTATTTTTTCTTTTAATAATTCCTGAAGGAACAAAATTAGGTAAAAGCCTATATAATTTATTTTGATCGTGACTCTGCAAATCCTTTTGGTGTATTGTTTTTAGACTCTATAACTTTTCCTTCTAATAAATTTCTTTCTTCTTCTATTCTTTTTACTATTTCAAATGCATCCATAATGCACAGCTTTTTAGTTGCCGCTGCGTTTTTTAATCTATCAGCAGCTAACTCATCATCTTTATCATACTTTATTATCTCTTCTTTAGCTACCTTAACCAATTGCTTTACAGCTTTTTCACCTGCCTCTATTATTTGTAATTTAAGCTCTTTATTATTCATTTAATATTGTTGTTATATTGTTTGTAAACATACGATAAAGTAACTCACCTTCTACCTCAAATTCATATTCACTATTTGGCGTAAAGATTACTTTATCACCTATATCCACTCCAAGTTTTTTTAGTTGTTCATTATTATACTTTATAATTCCTTGTAAAGGCTCGTATTTTGTGTTTTTTAAAATTAAAGAATCTTCTGTAGGTATTGGTTTTACAAAACAATATTTTCCATGAGCATTCCAGGTATCGTTGGTTTTATACATAAAAAACTGATCTTCATCTATAAAAAATAAATTTTCTTTAAAATAACTTTTGCCGCTTTTTCTTTTACCTTTCATATCATTATAAAACTTAAATACATTATGATGAACTAACAACGTATCTCCTGTTTTTACTTCTCCTGTGTAATTTAGAGGCAATTCTTTTACGACAGCTAATCTGTTTGAAGATACATGGTCTTCTTCAGATACACTTGTTACCAACTCTACATTACCTAATTTTTTTGTATTGTTATACCTGCTATTGTTAACTGGCTCAACAATAAAAGAATATATAGACCTCATTAAAAATTTATATTATATTCTAAGGTTATAGGTAGTGTGTATAAAAACTCTTTCCAAACAAATAGTTCTTCGTTTTTAATTACCCATAATTTATAAGACTGACTATCTTCTTTTGCTTGTATTAAATGTATTTTGTATTCTCCTCCCAGAACGGGCTGGCCAACTATATAGTGCATTGAACCTGATTTATAATCAGAACCAATGGAAATCTTTCTTATATCCATTTTATTTTATTTTTTATCTTCTACTAAACCTTTGTTTATCTCCGCTGTAATTTCTTCTACTATAGATAATGTACTAATTGGTAGTGATTGTAATAAGCGGTTTATATGTTTAATAGACTCTTCATTTAATTCTACTCTCATTCAATTTAATTTAATTTATGGTGCTGCTACTATTGGTATTAAGTAGTTAACTCCATTTATTCTTACCTCCCAAGTTTTATTTGGAGTTATAGTTTGTGTTACAACAGAACCTAAGTTTTGAGCTGCTGTACCAAAAGCAAGCTGATTTGCAGCATTAGTTGATGCACCTGCTCCTATTGCTACACTGTAATTATCAATAACTTGTGCGTTATCACCTATAGCTATTGAGTGTGTTCCTGTTGTTGAAGCATTACGTCCTATGGAAATTGATTTAGTTCCTGCTGTGTTAGAATCGTTACCTATAGCTATACTGTCTGTGCTTGAAGCATCATCTCCAGCAGAAGCTTGACAACCTATAGCTATAGTACAAGTACCTTTGGCTTTTGATTGATATCCTAATGCAACAACAGCAGAAACAACATTTGCAGTGCTGGAATTTGCGTCCGTTCCAATAGCTATATTATTATTACCAGTTACTGTTGCAGTACGCATTGCGCCTTTACCAATAGCAACATGGGAATTACCTCCTATTGTTGGCGAAGCAGCATCTTCCATTGCAAGGTATCCTATTGCAATAGATTGACTTGTTACAGTAAACTTCATTGCATTTTTACCTATTGCTACTTGACCAAATCCAGTTGTTGTTAAACCATTGGTATTATTACCAGCATAATGACCAACATAAACAGCACCACCAACCACTGATGTCGCATTAAACTCTCCCGCATGACCTCCTAAAGCTACGTTTCCAATTCCTTGCACAGCAGTTCCTGAGCCTCCTGCTAATGCTTTGTATCCGATAGCTACTCTTCCTGTTTCTTCGTTAGTATTTACATTTGGAGTTGAGTTTGATCCATAAAGAAGAGCTTGATAACCAATACCAATATCTGCTCCACCAAAGGCTTCCATACCTGCTTGATACCCTAAGAATATATTATCTGTTTGAACCAGCACCCCATCTGCAAGTGTTTGATGTCCTATAGCTATGTTTCTTGCTCCTGTCGTTAATGTAGATAATGTGTTTTTACCTACTGCAATATTTTGGTCTGCATCTGCACTATTTGCTGTTGATAAAGAAAGGTCTCCTATTGCTATATTGTCATCAGAAGCTACAAGTGATTGTCCTGCACTTTTTCCTATTAATATATTTCTTGCTCCCGCAAGTAATGCTTTACCTGAATCTGTTCCTAATGCTATATTACTTGCTCCATTAGTAGATGCTAATAAGGCATTTGAACCGATACCTATATTATCAGCATTGGTTGCAGCCGCAGCACCCGCATTAGCACCAATAAATATAGAGTTTGTTGATGAGTCAGTGGTTCCTGCCGCATCTACATTACTCCATCTGTATGTTGTATTTCCTGCATTAAATATATATGCTCTGGAAGATGCAGAAGCTCCTAAAACTAAAGTGTAACCTTCTTTGCCAACCTCTCCATTTGCTACCGCTAAACTCTTGTAAGCATCATCATATCCATAAACAATACTTTTTTGTAACCCCATAGCAGATGTACCAGTTCCACTATTAGCTCTATAGAACCAATATTCATTTTCATCTGGTATAGCAAAACCGCTAATGTCTAAATCAAAATTATTTGCAGTTGTGCTTATTCCATTAAAATGATTAGTTGTAGAGCCTGAAGAAGCAGTAGTTATACCATCTATATCAAATGTTCCGCTTCCTGTTATTGCTGTACCTGTTCCTGAGTTTCCTGTTAAATTAACAGAGGTAACGCTTCCGTTATTAGATGCGGTTATAGTTACATTTCCTGTAGCGCCAGAAACCGATATTCCTGTACCGGCCACAATACTTGTAACTAATCCACTAACACTCCAAGTTCCGTCTCCTTTTAAATATTTAGATTGATCGTCAGTAGCTGTTAATGGCTGCGGCACAAATCCAGCCACTCCATTTGATGCTCCAGTAGCTCCCTGATAATCTTCTGGTAGTGTAACAGTTTTTGTGTTTACAGCAGTAATGTGTCCTGTTGCATTTGATGTTATTGAATCTATAACGTCAAAGTTCCCTCCTACGGAAATAGTAGAAGAGCTTGTGCCGTTAGTTCTTGTTACTGTACTATGATTAAATGTTACTGTATTACCTGTAACAGAAGTAGAAATAAGAGTTCCTCCACTAAAAGTAAATGCTCCTGAAGTTGTAATACCAGTTCCAGCTCCACTATCTGCATTTATTCCTACCGATGTAACTGTTCCAGATGTGAGTGTTGGAAAATCAACAAGTTTACCTGTTCCGTCAATGTATTGCGCTGAGGTTCCATCAGAAGTTAATGCTATAGTTCCAGAGCTTGTTATAGCCCCACCTGTAACTGTAAATGCAGCAGCGCCAGCTACAGCGCTTCCACCTGTTGTGTTATAACTTACGTCTACCGAAGTAACTGTTCCTAAGTTAGATGTTTTATTATTAAATGTATTCCAATCTGTAGATGATAAAGCCCCTGTTGTAGTTGCGTCTGCTGTTGCTATTGAAATATCAGGAGTTGATCCACCCGAAGAAGATATAGGTGTGGTTCCTGTTACTGATGTTACTGTTCCGTTATTGGTAGCATTTATTGTTAATGTGTCAGTTGTGGAATCAGTAGTTAAAGTAATACCCGTTCCTGCTGCAAAAGTAAGGGTGTCTGCATTAGTATCAGCTACTATATTGTTTTGACCTGATACCGCTACAGTTTTAAATATGTTTTGGTCTGAACCTTTGTCTGAATTAGTTATTGATAATGATGGAGTAGTAGAAGGATTTGTAATGGTTAATGATACGCCATCAAGAGTTCCTGCTGATACAGAAGTTACTGTTCCTGTTCCAGCAGAAGGAAGAGTAGCTAATTTACCTTGCCCAGTTATATATTGAGCCGCTGTACCTTGAGCATCTATATCAATAGTTCCGCTTGTGGTTACAGGACTTGCAGAAACAATAAAAGCAGGATTACCGTCAGCAGCTGAACCACCATTTGTTGTATAACTTAAACCAACACTTGTAACCGTTCCTGTGTTTGAAGTTTTACCGTTGAATGTTTGCCAATCAGTTGAAGATAAATATCCGCTTGTTGAATTAGAAGCCTGTGCTACTTCTATACTTGTTCCAGAACCTATTACAGCATTTGATCCATTCGTTATTGTTAATATTGCAGAATTATTCTCTGTTAAGTTTCCTTTTGTTAAAGCCGGTTCTTTACTGTTAAATGTAGACCAGTCTGCGCTTGATAAAGCACCTCTGTTTGCAGACGATGCTGTTGGAATGTCTAAAGTTATATTACCGCTTGCTGTAACTGGAGAATTTGATACAGATATATCAGTACCGGCTGTTCCTAATGCCAACCCTATACTTGTAACTGTACCAGAACCTGCTGGTGCAGCCCATGTATTATCAGCTCTTAAATAGTGTGTTAGTTTTGTTGTAGCAGTTAAACCAGATGTGTCTGCGCTCAAACCAGTTGTTAATATATTAGTAGCACTAATATCTTGAGCTATGTAATTATAATTAACACCATCTATATCATTTACTTGTTCTTTAAATGTTAATGTATTGTTTGTTACATCTACTGTTCCCGCTGTACTTCCTGGATCAGTAGCTATTCCAAATGATGTTAATCCAGCAGCACTTGCTGCATCAATAGTTACTTCACCAGAACTATTATCTGTAAGTGTAATGTTGGTACCTGCTACTAACTTAACAGTGTCAGTAGAACCGTCAGAACCAGTAAGATTTATATTTACATCATTAGTTGCTTGCGCACTACCTAAATCATAAGTAGTGTTATTATCACTTCCGCTTGAAGCGCCTGTTATTCTTCCATAAGCATCTACAGTTACTGAAGCAAGAGTATAAGTACCAGGAGTAACAGCTGTTGATGATAAATTAATATCAATATTACCATTAGTAGTAGCTGGATTTGTGTTAGGTACAGTCTGTGTTAAGTCTAATGTAGAAGATGCTAATCCTAAAGATGTAATACCAGCGCTCCCTGTATATGCTATTGTAACATCATTACCTGCTTGTGTTAGGCCAATTCCGGTACCTTCTGTTAAGCTAAATGAGGTTGTTCTTGGAGTTGACGAGTTATCACCCAACTCAACAGTTACAACAGTTGATGCTTTAGTTACTGTAAAGTCCCAATCTGCTCCTTCTGGAACTGAAAATGCTCCAGAAGCATTATAAAAATCGGTATTAAGACCTGAAACTGAACCGTCAGTAACTAAGTTTGAGCTTATAACAGGAGCTGGTGTTGTTTGGTTTGTACCAATACTAATATAATTACTAATATTAGGAATTGGTAAAGTTGTTCCGGAGACAGAAGTTACTGTGCCTGAACCACCACCACCTACAGTTGCCCATTGTGGTAATGCGTTTGGTCCACCAGAAACTAAAGCCTGTCCGGCTGTTCCTACATCAGTCCCTAAATATATTTCTGTATTACCTAAAAGGTATAACATACCGTCATTGATAGCAACAATACCATTACTTGCAGAAGCTACATTGGTTGCATTTCCTGTTATAGCAATATTTGCCTGCCCTACAAGAGCACTTGCTTGATTACCATTGTCTAAAACATTTTGTAATGTTTGTGAACCTCCTGCGCTTGCCCACCCTACTGTTTGGGCACCGCTTACTGGATCAATGATACAGGTTAATACCTGACCATTAAGACCTATACCAGATACACCAGCAGTTACTGAACCTGCTAAATTAATACCAGAGGTTGTATTTGATAATCCTGTTCCTGAAAAAGATGCGTGATTAGTAAACGAAGCTAATGCAGCAGATGTAATTGTAGAATCGCTATCCATACTTAAATCCGAATCTACAAAACTCATCGTTACACCACCAGTTGAATTACCTGCTGATAATACTGCTGAAAGATTTGGTGTTGTTTGTGTAGGAGCTGATGTCCACTCCATTCCTGTAGCACCTGCATTTACTGCTAAAAACTGACCAGCAGTTCCAAAAGTAGAATTTACATTTATTTGTGATGTAGCAGAAAAATTAACATCTCTTCCATCGTCATATGTAACATGATTTCTAAAAGTAGTTGTTCCGTCTACAACTAAAGTGGTTGTGCCCGTTAAAGCTAATCCTCCTTGTCCAATTACACCACCATCGTCAATAGTTAATACACCAATTAAAGATGGGTTTGATGTCGCTGAATTTCCGTTATCTAAAACTTCTTGCCAGGTAAGGGTTGAACCAACTTGGTTGGTCCATACCATTCCTGTGTTTGTTGCATTTTTTGCTAAAACCTGACCAGCAGTACCAGTAGCATTTGCTATTGTAATACCTTGCGTAGCTGAAAAGTTTAATACTCCGCTGAGGTTTATAGTTCCTGTAAGATTTATGTTTTGAATAGCAGTATTACCTGTATTTAAAACGGATTGTAAATCTTGTAGTACGGTTCCAGCAGCAAGTAAGTCGCTGACTAAAAAGGTTACTGTCTTATTGTTGTCACTTACATCCGTTGCTATTAATAAATCACTTGCATTTGGAGTGACTGTAGGATAAGCAGTCGTGTTTTTAATTTCAGCCATATTGCGACATTTTTATTTTACTCTGTTTCTACTTTTTTTAATTCAGATTCTTTATCAGTAATTTCTCCAGACTCTAAGTTAATGGTTACATCTTCTCCGTATTTTTCCATTAAAACTTTTTCTTGAGCTGAAAATTTTTCTCTAATTTCTTTTACCGTATTCATTAGATTATTTTGTTGTAAAAGCGTGTTTCCTAAATCTAATTTTGCTTGGGTAAATTCTTTTTGTAAATCTTGTAATAGTGTTAATTCGTTATCAGTTAATTTTTTCATTTAATTATATTTAAAGGTTAATAAAACACAAAGATAATAAATATTTATTTATATAATTATGTTGGAACATTAGTGCTATATGTAGGTGACCCAACCCCTGTGCCTGTAAAGCCATTACCTGTACTGTCTGTGTATGAAGTTCCAGAGCCTTCATTAAATCTCCACCATGCCGCAAGATTAGAAGACTGAGTATAATTTCCTGAATTTGTACTTAAATCAATAGGTGCTCCAGAGTTATAAATAGCAGCAACATTTGAGGCGTCTAATCCTGTGTTAAATATTGCTAAATTATTTAGCTCTCCATCAAAAGGACTACCTATTGCTGGTGAAGACCTTGTCCAAGCCCCAAGACTACTATTGCCAACATAATTTAAAGTAACATTTTGATTTCCAGACCTGGTGTAAGTTCCCGAATATGCCGACCCATTTATATAAAGAACCCAATTGTTTCTGTTTTGTGTAGTACCAAGACTACCTGCTGGTATTACAGCCGCTAAGTGATACCACTGCCCTGCGGCTATAGTTGAGTTTGCTGTTCTTATTGTGTTCCTATTATTACTTCCAGCTCCAGAAAATCCTGCATTTAATCCCATAACGTGAAGCACAAAAGCTCCATTACCATTTACAATAACCTTAAATCCGCCATAGTTATTTGTGCCAGAATTACCTATGTTGTAAATAGCATTACCAGAAGTAGTGTCAATATAAACCCAAGAAGTAAAAGATATTCCACTGGTGTTAACAGAAGATTGTGTAGGTTCTAAAATTGTTGAAGATAAATCTCCTAAATTAACATATTGAGTGCTTCCATTTAAGTCTAAAGAAAAGTCTGTGCTAAACGATGAACCTAAATCAGCATTGTTTATTTTATCTATTTGAGCTTTAGTGTAATTATTTACTTCTGATATTCCATCTATAGCTATACCACTAACGTTTGCTATAGACATATTATGAAAGTGTTATATAAGTATTGTCTGGATTAAAAAATATTTGACCATTAGAACTATCCAGTAATTGACCAACTATTCTTACCACATCTCCTGAGCCACTTGGTGGCTCAACCACTAAACTACCAGGACTTGTGGAAAGATGTAATATGTCTCCATCATCTCCTAAGTCAATTAATGTATATGTTCCTCTTGTTAGCATACCAACTGATGAAGATGTACCACTATTTAGAGCAATAGCTAAAGTTCCTTTTGATGTAGATTCAGCATCTGCATCTGCGGCAACCCAGTCACCTCCAGAATAAACATATACTTTTGATTTTACCACTGTACTTGACGCCCAGTAAACAACCTCTCCTTGATAATCTCCAGCTGATGAAGATGTTTTGTTTAACTGAGTATTAGTATTCCAAACTCCTCCAGTTACCGTTCCTGTTTCAACTAAATTAGATAAACTTGTTATAGCTGACTGGTCTAAAGCTATTGTTCCTGAACCAGTTATTGTACCACCAGTAATAGGTGATGTAGTTGCTATTGATGTAACGGTACCGGCATTTGTTGTATATCCTGCTCCGTTTGACAATTGATTGTTATCAGTTATAGTATTAGTTACAGTAATATTTCCTGAAGATGTTATTGGTGATCCAGAAACACTAATTCCTGCTCCAGCTGTAATACCTACAGAGGTAACGGTTCCAGCATTTTGAGTTATGGCAGTCCATTGTAATCCTCCCGAAACACTTTTTAAATATTTTCCAACTCCTGCATCACCATCTACCTGAAGTGTACTTGAAGCTCCCAATAATATAGAAGCATTACTGTTTTCAAAATCTATATCAGCACTCATTGTTAAAGTGTCAGAAATAGTTTTGGCTCCTGAAATTGTCTGCGTGTTATTAGTTAATACAACAGAAGAGTCAACAGATATGGTTCCAGAAGACGTGATAGTTCCTCCTGTTAATCCAGTTCCAGTAGCAACAGACGTTACTGTTCCTTGCGGAACACCAGAAATTTGACTATCAACATATGCTTTTGTTGCAGCATCTTGAGCTGATGATGGGTCAGCCATTCCTGTAATAGCATTAGTCCCCATTGCAATACCTGCCGACATATTTGCTCCAGCTAAATCTGAAGATGATGTTGCATTAACACCTCCAGTTACTGTTATTCCTGTACCTGTTGTTTCAAGCTTTTTAGAGTTGTTATAATAAAGTATAGCTTCTCCTGCTGATACACCTCTAAACATTTTTACATCCGAAGTATTAGAAATTTGAACATTAATACCTCTAATTAACAAATCTCCAGTACCTGACTCATTAATATAACTATTACTACCATCGTGATATATTTGTAAATCACTACCATTACCTAATATAATTTTGTTATTATCAGGTAAAAATATAGATTGTTCAAAATTTATAGACATTGATAGGAATTTTTACAAATATACGAATTATATTAAAAGACATTTCTTTTAATATAACTCGTATTTGTAATTGTAATTATAGTACCTCTACTACAAGAACTTTTAGTACATCTGAACCTAAATCAGCTGCTGTGCTGATAGTTACATTATCAGTATCAGTATGTACTACCTCAACAAATGTTTGCTCATATGGAGAAGCATTGTCATATACATACACCATAACGTCTCTTGTTCCTAAGTTATGATTTACAGTATATGGTGATGTTCCTGTAATTGTAGTCTTAAAGTTATAATTTGTATTTATACAGTTTGCTACAGCAGAACAGAAATCTGTAATTTGTGATGCTGGTATTGCAATAGTGTTTTCTGACATTGCTGTCACAAAACCTTTAGCGTCAACAGTTGCGCTTAGTGATTTAGTTACACCACCGTATGATCCTGCTGATACACCAGAGTTATCAATAGTAACAAATCCATTTGCTGTTACCCCAAAGTTTGCTGAATCAAATCCTGCAACCCCTTTTTCTGTAGCTCCGTCTGTAGCACCTGCACCTGCGATGTTTTCATCTGCTATTACTACTGTATAGTCAGATAGTGAAGGTGAAGAGCTTGCTGTAATATCTGAATTAGCAAATATTAAATCTCCTGGCTCTAAATTATCTGTAAAGAATGAACCTGCAACTGTTACCGCAAAGAAATCACCTTGTGTTAAAGCTATGTTACTACCTCCAGTTAATGCAGGAGAGTTAGTTGATGCGTTGTAACCTCCTTGAAAAGACCCTACACCTGCAACTTGCGATAATACATATCCTTTAGATGCAGCGTCAGTAGAAGCTGATGGAGTTGCTGGGACAGTAACTTGACCACCAAAAGATGATTGACCAGTTCCTGAAACAGTTAACTCTCCAGTTACAGTTAAGTCATTACCTATTGTTACATCACTTGGTAAACCAATAGTAATATCTCCACCATTTCCTGTAGAAGGAGTTGTAATTTCAATTTCGTTTGTTGTTCCTGAGAATTTAGCTGTTGTTGTAGAACCACCAGATGAACCAACTAAAGACAATGTAGATTCATTTGAAGATACAGCTCCTACGCTTAATGCATAATTAGCATCTGTATTAGTAACAGTATTAGTTACAGTTACAGCTCCTGTCGCTCCACTTACACTTATTCCAGTTCCAGCCACAATAGAAGTTACCCCTGTATTGGTAAATGTTACCGCACCAGTCGCTCCACTTACACTAATTCCGGTACTTGCTACTGCTGATGTTACCCCAGTGTTTGTTATAGTAAGCTCATCAGTTGATGTACCAGCTTCTGTTGATATACCTGTTCCTCCTGTAAAAGTTGCTGTATTTCCAGAAGATATAGTTTGGTTTGATCCTGAGTCACCTGCTAAAGACCAAGAACCATAATTATCAAAAGAACCTATTGTTACTGTCTCAACATTAATAGCAGTAACGTGACCTGTTGCATTAGTTGTTATTGAGTCAACTTTTGTAAATGAACCTCCTGAACCTAAACTGTCTGTGCTTGTTGTGTCACTTCTTGATGTAGCATCGTGATTTAAAGTTACAGTTCTTGATGATTCAGCACTTGTTAAATATGTTCCTCCAGCAATATCTACTGTTTGACCATTACTTACTGTTGAACTTCCCGAGTCTCCTTGAATTGTCCATGAAGACATTGAACCAGAAGAACCACTGGATGCCGCAGTAATACGACCTTGCTGGTCAACTGTAATACTTGCTAAAGTATAAGAGCCTGGCGTAACAGCTGTATCATCCAGAGTAATAGTTAAATCGTCAGTTGCACTTGCAGCTGTTGTTAAACCGGTTCCACCTACAAATGTAGCTGTGTTACCATTAGTAATACTTTGAGAGCCACTGTCTCCTGCTAAAGTCCAACTATCCATAGAACCTGTACCTCCAGTATAAGCAATAGTAACCGCTCCTGTAGCACTTGATACACTAATGTTTGAACCTGCTACCGCAGAAGTAACACCCGTATTTGTAATAGTCAGTGTATTTGGAGTAGCTGAAGCAACTGCTGTGCTTATTCCTGTTCCTCCAGTAAAGTCTACTCTTAAACCATCTGTAATATCAACAGCAGTTCCAGAATCAGCCTCTAAACTCCATGAAGTATATGCTCCTGCTGGTGTAGCCCAAACATTATCCCCTCTAAGGAAGGTTGTATTACTTGGTGTACCACTTGCTGATAAGTCAATAGTACCCATTGTAACAGCACCAGTAGCTGCCGAGTTTGTTGTACCTGCTGAAATAAATGTTCCGTTAGCATTAGTAAATGAGGTAACACCTAATGTAGCTGTTCCACTTGCGGCAGAAGTAACAACACCCTGAGCATTTACTGTTATAGTAGCATGAGTATAAGTGTTTGCTGTAACACCAGAATTTGGCATATCAACCGATATCGTACCACTACTTGTTATTGGAGAGCTTCCAACAGTAAAGTAGTTACTTGATATACCAACAGACGATACAGTTCCAGCCGCTAAATCTACCCACGAATTACTACCTTTGTGAAGGTATAATTCATTAGTATCTGTTTTGTATATTAATTGTCCTTCACCAGCTAAACCCGAAGGAAGTGTTCCTGTAATATTTTGAACTTTAAAATTTTGTAGCTCAGTATTATTAAGGGATACGTTTTGTAAAAAATTGATAGCCATATTTTCTGTTTTTTATATATTATTAAAATTTATAGGTCAAACTAAATTTAAGTTCTCCCTCTTGATCTTCGTTTTCTAAGTCTATTAAATAAGAAGGCTCTATGTATAGTTCGTTCCACACATTTAATGCATAACCTACCCCTAAAGAAACATTCTCTTCTTCAGTTGTAACTAATCCATAAGCAAATAATTTATCACCAAATGCATATCTGGCAACTAAATCATAATCCTCTCCGTTCATCATTACTCCTAAACTTATTTTATCCATAGAATACATAACTCCTATGTTGTCTGTTAAATTATCTAAACTCATTTCTTCTCCGTCCGCTGGCTCACTTAACATACTTGTTACCATAAACTGAGCAGAAGCTGTTAGTGAAAATAATGTAATTAATAGTGTTAAAATATTTTTTGTCATGTTTTTTGTTTTAGTTAAAAAATGCTTTTCCTGTATGTGCAGCATTAAAAGTTATGGTTACTGAATTTAATGAATCATAATCTACATCTCCATAAACTGTAATGTTTGCACTGTTCACCACGCTTACTGAAGGATATTTGTTTAAGTTATGTGTTACATTCCACGTTGCTGATGCTACGTTTTGCGAAAACACAAAGTTTTTGTCTCCAGAACTCGCTGATGCATACGTCAGCAAAGATATGAAATAATCTTTGTTGTCTATTAAGCTACCTGTGCTGGCCTGTAGAGTTACACCGATATCAAAAAAATTAGACTCTTGAGCATTTTGAGTAGCGCTATTCCAAGAATAAATACCAAATTTTGAAGGATTATCAGCTTGTGATATAACTACAGTGGAGCCTACTAAAGGTACTGTATAATAAGACGATACATCAATTAAAGAAGCTAATTGAAATTTACTTAGCATAAAACTACTTATGGTGTTAAATGCAGGACCGCCTATCCCAGAAGTAGAAAAGGATATTGTTCCTGGCTCTCTTTCTTCTCCTGTATTCCAATTTTGAAATCTATATTTTAATGCATTTACCTCTATTTTATTAAAGGTGTTTAAAAATACTGCAACAGCATCTGCACTAAAATTTACAGTTTTGCCATCGTTAACCATATCAGAACCAATCCACTTATCGGTTCCAACTACTACATTTTGTAATGGATAACTTACTATTCTGGCCATTTATTTATTTTTTATCCTTGTTCCTTTTTCGTATGAGCGCCCACCAAAGTATGCGGCTACCGTTGTCATAAGTAAAAGTTTTAATAATTCTTTCCACTCATCGTCAACTACAAAGTTAATAAATCCTGAGTCAATAAAAATAAGCACGATTGTACTTAAAATTAAAAAAATTAATACAGCAGGCCTTACTGTTTTTGACAAACGACTATCAGACGACATATCGCTTTTCCATCTTTCGGTTACATTTTTTTGCTCATCAGCTACGCTGTCAGCAAAAACCTGCATCATTTGTTTTTTAAATTCTTTTTTTTCGTCAGGCGTTTCAACAAACTTGTCAACCACCTCACTTACTTTATCAGCAACCTCCATTCCTGCTGATCCAAATATTTTACTCCATATATTCATATATCTTTATATTCTGTTTTTGCATCAAAACTTGGACATTCTTTACTTGAAAAATCTCTATGTCCATATATTTTAGCATTAGGATGAAACTTTCTTAAAGTTTTTAATAATAATATTAAAGACTCTTTTTGTTCTTCAGTCCTGGTGTCTTCCCATTCATTCATCTCTTTATCCATACCTCCTATATAACAAATGCCTAAACTGTTAAGGTTATGGCTTTTTACATGAGCGCCATATCTATCTACCATTCTTCCATATTCAATAGTACCATCTAAACGTATTACAAAATGATATCCTATATCGCTCCAGCCATTTCCTTTGACGTGCCAGTCTCTAATATCTTCTGCTGAGAAGTCTTTGTTTCGGGGAGTAGCTGAGCAATGAATTACAATTTTTTCTATTGCTCTCATTTATTACTTATTTTTAAGCGTATAAATTCTGTCGTCTAATCTGTTTAATGTTTCTTTCATTTCTAACATTTCTGTTTTTATAAATGTTAGCTCTTTTTGGATTTGAATCATTTGTTCTACTGGAACTTGAGAAGGCTCTGGTAATTCTTTAGCCTCTTGAATATCTGCCTGTAAACTATAATACATACCAACAAATCCAGCAATAAATACAGCTATAGTAAAAAAGTTTTTTGGACTTAAACTAAACTTTGTATCTTCTGAAAGAGTTATCATATTACCAGATTGCTATACAGTTATTATCTGCTGAATTAGTAGTTCCAGTTTTAAAAAGCTGTACTATTTGAACTGGTAAGTATTCTCCTACTGGAAAGTTTGTAAATGTTACAATACTACCAGCTGTTGTTTTTACTTTTACATCAACAGGTGAAGCTACTTGATTTGCAACTTTTGCTTCACTACTTCCAACATATAATAAACACCCTTCTCCAGATGCTATTCTTTCATTAAATCCTACAGGTCCTGCTGTAAATATTATATAAGTTTCATTACCATCAGGAAATAGATCAGTAGCAAAAGAAATTGTATCAGTTGAATCAACTGCTGTAACTGCTCCTGAAGTATTGTCAGTAGTGTTATAAACTATATCCCCTACATTTACTGTAGAAAAGTTTGCAGCAGTATCTTTTAATTTATTAGTAACATCAGTATCTGCTGTTCCTGTTATTTGTGGTAAATCTGGTGCTGGGATTGGTAAAGTGTCACTGGCTATTATGCTTAATGCAAGGCCAGTATTTACCGTAATTTTTGGGTATGCCATGTTTTTTTATTTGAGGTTAAAAATCTCTTTTATCTTTTATATGGAAACGCTCTATTAAGAGTGTCTCTTCTTTGACCGCAACCGCAGTCTTCTTTTCCCATTGCCTTTGCCATATTATTAGCAAGTTTATCTATACCTGTGGCTTTAGTAACCTTAGCTATAGTATCTCCTAATCCTCTGGACTTGTTGTTTAGTCTATCTTGCATTTACATTCGTCATATGCACACTTGTCAACCTTAATAGATAGCTTGTCAAGTAATACGTTCCAATTACATCTTAAATGGTAATACAAAGATATTAATTTTTCTTTCATGTTTTTAATTAGTTTGGTCATACCGCTTTCTTGTGTTAAAAGCAGTTTTAGGTCTACTTGTAACATAAGCCTTTGGTTTAGCCTCTTCTTTAATTTCTTTTTTTTCAGGTTTGATAAATCCAGAAATTGTAGGGTCAGCCCCCATTTTTTGCTCGTATGAAATGTTTGGTTTTTGCTCCGGGTCAGTTTTTAATAAATTCTTTCTTTTACCCTTTACAGTTTTCTTTTTTGCCATAATAAAATAAATTTAATTAGTATTTAACTTTTGTTTTTACAACCAAAGTTATTAGCATAGTTAGCCATTTTAACAACGCTTTCTGAATACTTATCAGTATTTTTCATTACAGATGAAGCTGCACTACAAGCATCTTTAAAACCGTTGCGTTTTGCCCACGATGTAAATTTACCCTGATTGCCTTTTTTTATTTCTGGAAAAGCTCCTTTTTTCTTAGTACGACCTGGCATCTTTTACGATCTTAAGTGGTCGTGAGTTTTCCAAGAAGATGTGTGTCTGTATGACATTCCTTTGTCCGCTCCATAAGCGTGACCATACATCTTTTTTGACATTGCTTTAGACTCGTCTCTTCTGTCTTTCATAGACTGTGAGTGTTTTCCTTTGTGTCTTCCACCTAAAGACTCATCTAATCTTGCATTATATCCTTGTTTCATTTTTTTATTTTTAATAATTAATAACCTGAACTCATTTTCTTTTCATCTCCATATCCTGGATTATCCTTCTTTGTACCTCCCATAGTTTTTGCAAACTCAGCAGCTTGTGCTTTTCCTACTGCATTATATGGAAATGTTTTTTTCATGTTTTTCCCACTATCTGGGCATTTGTATTTTACTGTCGGCATAGTTAAGCGTTTTTATTTTTTTTATTTCTTAATGCTGCAAAATCACTACCAGTTATTTTGTCAAATGGTGGAGTCATTCCAGCTATTTTTTTCTGTCCTGCTGACAACTTATCAATAACTTTGTTTTTAAAGTTAATACCGTTGTAGTCTTTTTTATTCATTTTAGCCATAGTGCAAATATAATAATTAATTTTTTAGCATCTCCAACGTCTTAAAGCCATAGCTTTTCTTGTTGGTCTTCCTTTTTTATCTTTTAATGGTCCCTTCATTCCTTTCATACGAGCACAAAAAGATTTTCTTCGTGCTGCTCTTTTACCTGTAGGGTTCTTTTCTGTTACCGCTGTTTTTAGTTTACTTCCAGGATTTGCCCTTCTATAAGCCCTTACCCCTTTTTCTGTCATTCCTGCTCCAGATTTAGTTGACCTATAGTTGCCACCTTTACCTGTAGTTCTCCTTATTTGTCCTTTTTTTGTTCTACCTTTTGTTGCCATTATGATCTAACTTTTGCTGCTTTTGTATTACTAACTACTGTTTTGTTTGACCTTTTTTTCTTTCTTGCTGTAGACGCTAATTGTCTTTTAGACAATGAACGTGCTTTAGCTAAAGGCAGACATCTGTCTGGCTTTTTTTTATTTTTGGATGTACCGCATGGTCCTTTGATTTTACCATCAGTACCAATACGAACCCATTTCTGG